TGAACATATTCTTTCTCGACTATGACACTAAGAAGTGCGCAGAGAGCCACATAGACAAGCATGTGGTCAAGATGATTCTAGAGTATGCCCAGCTAATGTCCACGGCACACCGTGTACTAGACGGCTCAGAGAATGAGACTCTGTATAAGTCTACACATATGAACCACCCCTGTGGTATATGGATTCGTGAAGACAAAGCTAACTATGACTATGTGTACTCCCTCTTCCTAGACCTTTGTGATGAGTATCGTGTTCGTTATGGGAAGACACACCTAACAGAAACTAAGCTAAAAGATCTGCTTCTTGAAGCCCCAAGGAACATGCCGGATAATGGTATGACTTGGCCAGCTCAAGCAATGCCAGAAGAATATCGGAGTGAAGACCCTGTAGACGCTTACCGTGCCTACTATAAGGGTTCAAAGGCAGAGATTGCTACTTGGAAAACCAAACAACCGGAGTGGTGGTAATGACGAAACTTAATTATGAAGAACTAAAAGACGTAGAGTTGATAAAGGACCTCGTTGAAGAACGCGCAGCTATTCTCGAATACGACGCTGGTTATTCTAGGTCTGCTGCAAATAACCTATCAGCTAGAATGTATGGTTTCGAAAGCTACGAAGATTATATTGACTTTGTGCGGAGGCGCTATGATGAAGAATAATCGGGTTGTGAGTCGGTTAATGATTGAGGAGAACATTAAATCACTTGTGGATTGTGGGTGGTCAGAATGGAACATCTCCGATGGGAAAATGCCTCCCAAGGGTCCCGTATCTTACATCCTTTATAATGAACTGCCAATTAGCGACGAAATAGCATCGGCAATCGGCGTCGAGGAAGCCTCTAGACTGAACTGGTTTTTACCAGCGGAGGCGTGTAATAGAATCGCTCTATTTAAGGAGTTAAATGACGTGAAATCTGAATACGGAGAATACGGTGAGAACAACGGCCCTCTTAAGCCGTTTGATGAAGAAGCCTATTGGGCAGCTCAACATCAAAAGACTACTCAAGATGCTGTGAACCCTAAACATTACAAGGAAATCCTACCGGGATATGAGTATTTCGATATTATGGATCATGTCCTTATCGGCTGGGAGGGTAGCCAAGCTCATGCTCTTGGTCAAGCCTACAAGTATATCATGAGGCTCGGTAAGAAGGATGACCCAGTCCAAGAGCTAGATAAGGCTATCTGGTATCTTAACCGTCTTAAAGAAGATATTAAAAATAAGGGGAAACTCTAATGCTTAACATTGACGAGATTAACGAATGGGATGAATATAACAAACTTGAAATCAAAAAGTCTGGACACTTCCTACTTTCCGCTGTAAACAGCATGGATATCGCACTTAAGCATCTGAAAACAACAATGAACATTGAAAGTTCAATGCTGGATGTTATTTATGAGGATCTAGCAAACACACGAGATGCTCTCAATCGTTTCTGTGTAGCTAATGATTTGTACGGGCTATATCACGGAGATGAGTGGCCAGATTTCGTAGATGGAGAACTTTGATGTCTGAGGTATATGGATACTACTCTGGAAATGAGATTACAGTGCATTTTACAGCAACTGCTTATGAAAATGACTACGGTGTAAGGGGGTCACCTGTCTGGCTGGAATATGAAGATTTCCGCATCGATAGTCTAGAAATCCTAGGGGTTGACGTAAATCCTGATACCCTGCCCGGACCTCTAGTTGCAGCAATTCTTGAGCTAGTGGATGAAGTTGAGTTTTGTGAAGTAGATTTTGGATGACTACTACAGGAGATACTATGAACATTTACTTTAGACACATCAAGAAGATGGCAGAGGCTTACAGGTCACACCACCCTCTAGTAACTATCCGACAGGCTGTGCATGAGGCGAGCATGTCTTATGATCTTTATAAAGAGGCTGAAGCTGAAATCATTCTCTCAGATATGTATGACGAGAGGTGAATAGATGGCACATAGAGTGCTAGTAGCAGATATTGAGGCAGACAATCTCCTTGATAACATTACGAAGGTACACTGCGCTGGATGTATAGACGTTGATACAGGGGAAGAATTCTTCTTCCGACCACACGAAATTGATAAGTTTCTAGCTAAGTTGGACGAAGCCCAGATCATTGTATTCCATAACGCTATGGGGTATGACCTACCAGCTCTAAAGAAGGTGTACGGGTGGGAGCACAAGGGCACTCAACAATGCACCAAGGTTATGTCTCAAGTACTAAATTACCGTCGCTTTGGTTTTGGTCATTCTCTTAAGCAGTGGGGGAATTTCTTTAAGGACTACAAGGGCGACTATGACGGTGGCTGGGAAGAGTTCAACGAAGATATGTTTGAGTACATGAAACAAGACATTCGACTTGGTGTTAAGGTATATAACTATCTCGTAGCTGAACTCAAGAACTACATTAAGAGGAGTGGCTCCAAGTCGATTCTATCTGCACTCCGTAATGAGATGTCTATGGATGCTATAATGGTCAAACAATGCCAGAATGGCTGGCAGTTTGATGTAGAGGGTGCTAAGAAACTTCTAAGTGATATCGAGAAAAGAACCAAGGAAATTGAAGAATTAATCAACCCTCAACTTCCTGCAAGAATTAAGGCAGTGGATAATGAGTCGAAAAAGCCGAAGTTTACAAAAATTGGAAAGCCTGTTAGCTGGATGCGTAATTGGTTTCAGCTTAGTGATGAGTGCTCTGTTGATACTTGCCCTATCTGGGGAGAATTCTCCCGTATTGAAATTATTACTGGGGATATCGGCAATACTGATACTGTTAAGAAGCTTCTTTATACTCTGGGGTGGAAGCCGGACGAGTGGAACTGGAAAAAGGTCAATGGAGAGTTCGTCAAGGTCTCCCCAAAACTCACGGATAGTTCACTGGAACCACTCGGAGAAGTAGGTTCCGCTCTTTCAGAGTACTATACTCTACGTTCTCGCAAATCAATCTTAGAAGGGTGGTTTCCACATGTTGATGCTAATGGTCGTCTTCACGGTGATGTTTTTAATATTGGAACTCCAACCTTCCGACAGACACACAAGATTATCGCCAACCTCCCTTCAGGAAAGGCTGTATTGGGGAAAGAGTTCCGTGAGCTATTCATCACAAGACCGGGCTATAAGCTTGTATCTGCTGACTCTGCGGCCTGTCAGCTACGTCTGCTAGCTCATTACTTGAAAGACGACGAATTCACACATACTATCCTAGAAGGTGATATCCACCAGAAGAATGCAGATATTCTTGGTTGTTCTCGCAACACAGCTAAGCCTTTCATCTTTGCTTTCCTTTACGGGGCAGGTGGTAAGAAGCTTGGCAGTATCCTTGGTGTTAGTGAACGTGAGGGTAATAGAAAGAAGAACGACTACCTAAACTCTCTACCCTTCTTAAAGAAGTTAATTGAGAGTGTTCAGAATATCGTGGAAGTTCAGGGGTACATCCCCGGTCTAGACGATAGGCCAATTCATGCAGAGTCTGCGCATAAAGCCTTGAACTATCTTATCCAAGGTGCAGAGGCTGTGGTTATGAAGTATACTGTAGTAATGATTGAAGAAGAACTTGAGAAGGCTGGTCTGGATGCCTCTATCCTGCTGTTCTATCACGACGAAGTCACTTATGAAGTTCGTGAAGACCAAGCTGAAGAAGCTCAGGCTATCATCCTCCGCTGTTTTGAAGAGGCACCTAAGAAGCTAGGTGTGGAGATCATGACATGCGGTGACTGCAAAATCGGAAATGACTATTACGAGGTACACTAATGACTAAACTCATCAACAATCACGTTATCTTCTCTTTTGACAACCCATACCAAATTCACACTGCAGCACAATTCTATCGGTATCTAGACACACTTTTAGCAATGGGCTACCTTAATTACACTCCACAGCTAGGTAAGGGTTACTACAAAGGTGTCATTGAACCTTGTGTAATGATGGACTACAATGACTTCATGGAACATGTCCGGCATGTTGACTGGGTTGACAACCAAGAGTCATTCCTTGTTCTAAATCCACGGAATCCCCGCACTATCGCTATGCAGGGTACTCTGCTGTATGCTAACGATGATGAGGAATACCTTGGGGATTGGGAGGAAGTCTCTCATATAGAAGCAATGATTAAATGTGAGGGTTGGACTTACCTTGACGGAAAATACTATACCTGCTCTTGATGACTTCCACACGAAGGTCTTTATAGAGTTTATCCGTAGTGGGTATATAAACGATGACTCAATCCAGAACTATCTGGGTTGGGTTCAAGACTGGTATCATGCAAACAAAGAGGAAATCCTAAAATGACTGTTACTGTTTCTCTTGAAACCTACATCCTTAACGAATTTGACAGTTTCTTTCTTAATACCAAGTTCGAGGGCATCCACATTAACCCTGACCTGAAGTTACACCTTGATGACCTTGAGCATCGAATTCTTGAGTGTGCTTCTCAGGAACATACTTCCGAGATGGAACAAGCTCGCGAGGAGGCTTTCGAGGCCGGTTATGAATCTGGGTTTTATGAAGGTGAAATTGAGGGTTATGACCGTGGCCTTGATGCGGGCTACGACCAAGCAATCGAAGATTATGACATCGAAGTTTAATATGGAGGACACTAGAATGATTGGCTACAAACTGTTCCGCAAGATGAAAGATGGTTATGCACCCTTGTTCATCAACAAGACACAACGCCTTCAGGCTGGTGTCGAATATCCCTATGAAGACAAACCTACTAAAGGCTTTGCACATCGTCCGGGTTGGCATGTATGTTCAAAGATGGATGCCCCTCACCTGAAAAAAGAGGGTACTAATCGTGTATGGTGTAAAGTAGAGTTCACTCATATGCAGACTGTGAATCGTCCTGCAACACAGGGCGGTATCTGGTATCTTGGCTCAACCATGAAAATACTTGAAGAGGTGGGTAAATAAGTGAAGAACTACGACCAAGCAATCGAAGATTATGATATCGAGGTGTGATGTACAATGAATATTGAAATGTATCAAGAAGGTGTTTTCTGGGTGGTATGGCTTCGCGAGAAGGATACTTTCCTTAAGTTTGACCATAAGGAAGAAGCTAACGACTTCATAGTAGCTTATCTGAAAGGGGAATAAGATGTTCACGATTGAACTCGATACCGACCGTGGTCACGGAATAACAATCACTACACTCGATAACTCAGGTGTAAATGATGATGTAGAAGTCATCTTGTATGATGACCAAGTGTTTGTTCGTCAGTTTGACGAGTTTGATGGCTCTCAGATGATTATCATGTCTGTACAACAAATGAAAGACATCGTGGCTGCTATGAGCCTACCTGAAGGGGCTTACTATCAATCAACTTCGCTGAAAGGTGGAAGAAATGAGTGATTATGTATATAGAGTTACTATTGCCTTATCAATGCTATTCAATGTTATTTTAGGTGGTCCACTTGGTCAAACCCTCTCAGCACGACAATATGATCTTTATCGACGTGGTAAGCCTAATATGTCTAAAGCTGTTGATATGGTTCTAGGTAAGGGTCATTGTCTTGAATGCTGGGTTTGGTGGAGGCTACGGAAATGGTGAGAAATAGTAAGACTGAAATTTTTGAAGAGCTAACTTCTGTTGAAAGAACTTAAAGAGCTGGAGGACGATTATGAGTGACTACAAACAAACACGAGACGCAGCAGGTATCATCACCTCTCGCTTCTCTAACATGCTGAAGAACCTACAGGAAGACTACGAGGAAGAGATTGTTGTCGTATCCCTGATGAGGTATTACGAGCTGTGTGCTAAACCAGACAAGATTGACAACACGGTTAATGAATACATTGACCCTGATGAAGACCTGCTCTGGGCTATTGAACGAGTGCTGGAAGACTATATGACAAAGGTAGACTTCAATGACTGGCTTATGACACGATATGGAGGAAAGCGTGATGGTAAATGATGTTACAGTCACCTTAGACATCTGGACATTTGAAGAAATGGCTGACCGGATCGAAGAGTTGGAAGAGATTCTAAAGGAAGTGGATCAATGGGCCGAGGAACTAGGTGTGTATGCTGACCCACAATGCAAGCCTGCACCTATCTTCATCAAAGTAAGGGAGGTCCTCAATGGACGAGATGGACGAGTTTGAGGCTGAACTTGAAGCCTACAGGGCACAGAGTAGGCTGACCCTAGAAGAAATCAAACTAGAAACAGATGAACTTGGTATCTGGTTATTAGTTGGAGACAAACAGGCTGGTCATGTAAGTTGGTATGAGTTTACTAGACATATTCAACAACAACTACTGCAAGAGAAGTTCCTACTGGTTCTTGCTAAACTTGATGAAGAGGATGGATTGCTATGAAAGTAACGGATGTACTTGCAAACGTACTACAGACTAATGCAGCAGTAGAGATTATGAACGAGTTAGTTCTTGCTACTCTTATTAGCTCTCGTGATACTTGTGTCGAAGCACGAGATAGGCTTGATGCTATTATCATTTTTCGTGACCTAAAACCACATGAAGAAGAAGACTGGGTGTGTCTAGTTCAAGACATTCAAGCTCTTAATCGTGTAATTGAATACTACGGGGGATGACATGAGTCACTGGCACTATCAATTGATGAAGCACACGGCTGGTGAGACTTACGTCTACTACGCTATCCATGAATACTATGAAATGGAAGATGGTGGTGGCTGGACAGAAAACCCCGTAAATGTAACTGGTGATAGCATTGAAGACGTTAAAAAGGCACTTAT